CAAAAGATGAAGTTTGAATGGGGTAAAAGAAATGCTCCATTCTATTCATTGTTAATGATGTGCAAGAATCTTAACTGCGACCAAATCTATATTACCCACTCAAAGGCCGATTACGGAGCAACTGGTGAAGTAATTGGTTCTAAACCAAACTGGCATAATTGGGGAGATTATCTCCATCAAATTATTACAACCCGAAGAACACGCAAAAAGAACGATGTTGTGTATAAGGCTGAACTGTTGAGCAGTAAAACCAATACAGAACTTGTGGGTAAGTCTTGGGAATCATTAACTGTTGGTGCAGGTAATGTTTCTTGGAACGGTATTCCTGAATTGCGTGAGGGTTTGATTTGAAGTTTGAAGTAGACTCAAACGACCTAAGAGAAGCATTAGAAAGCGTTCAAGTCAAGGGAAAGGGAACCACGAATAGTGGTTTTGGTAGCACCAATTTAGGAACATACTCTTGTCTTTATGTTAAAGATGGAGTGTTAAGTGTTTGGAACGGTAGTCCTTCTTTCTGTGTAAAGATTGATATTTCTTTAGAGGGAGAAAGTGTAAATGGTGACTTTTGTGTGGATAGCACGAAAGTTATTCCTTACTTAAAGTCTTTTGGTGGAACTGTTAATTTCAGTGTTGGTGATTTTATTACTCTTACTGGAACCAATAGAACTGCTTCTATTCCTTTAGTAGTATTGCACCCAAATGCTGACGCTATTAACAGGTTGAAGAATATGTTGTCTCATGTGTCGCATGAGATTCAACCCCGCACTTTGTTCAACTTCGGCAAAGCCAAGTTTGAAGGAGCGTTTGTTATTACTCAAGCACAATTCAAAGATGCTATTAAGAACTGTGAATTAGTTAAAAGTGGAGTCTATAAATTAGACTACAATAATAATATCTTAACGGTATCAACAAGACAAGACGCTACAAACAAGTATGAAGAGGTAATTACACCGGTATTCCCAATAGGAGAACCCGCTACGGTGGAGTTTAGTAGTCCGGTGTATTCTTTCTTTAAGAGCGACCAAATGATTAATGTCTATATGAAAGACGACTACCCGCTTTTATTAGTATCTAATGATAGAATGCTAATGAAAGCACCACATATAAGTGGGTGAATATAAATGATAATAAGTAAATGTAATGATGGTAAAACCATCTATAAATCATGGAGAGAGAACGGTGAAAAGAAATACACATTGGAAGAGTTTAGACCTTATTTTTATGTTAAAGAAGACGCTCACGAACCAAGAGAATACAAAGCGTCTAAGTATATTACTAGGAACTTTGAGTATATTCGTGGTGAGTGGCTTAATATTAATAAGCAGCCATTAAAAAGAGTATATGTAGAGTCTTCTTTTGATATTAGAAAGGCTAAGGATATGTTCGGTAGTTCATTTGAAGCAGATGTTCCCCATCACTTTAGATACTGTGTTGATGAATTAGATGAAATGCCTGAATATAATATGCGTAAATGGTATTGGGATATGGAATGGCAACAAGGTGGTGAACACCATGATGAGATTACAGTAATCGTTGTTTATGATAATTACGATAAACAATACTATCAATGGGCATGGTTTCCTAATTATGAAGGAGAAGAGTATTTGCATTTTGATAACGAAAAAGAAATGCTTGAGTCTTTTATGCGAACTATGATTGTAAAAGACCCCGATATGTTGATAGCATGGTTTGGGCATTTTGCAGATATTCCTAAGTTATTAGAGCGTGTATGTGCAGTGGGATTAAACCCTCTTATCATGTCACCAACAGGTCACATTAAAGGAATCAAAAAGAGTAAAGATGGGTTTTCTTTTCTTTACGGGGAAAAAGGATTCAATGCGATTGAACAACCCATCAATGGTAGAATAACTCTATCTTTAGACTTAGCATTTGAAAGACAATGGAACGATTCTCAAAGAGGAACATTACCTTCAATGTCCTTAGACTACATTTCACAAGAAGTATTAGGTAAGAAGAAACTAGTATCGGAAAAGTTCCCTGACCCGAATGAGTTCTATCGTAGAGCATGGCTTGAAGATACAGAAACATACTTGAAGTATGCTTTAGTAGATGTAGAATTGATGGTTGAGATTGATGAAACAAACTATTGTAGTGAAGCAATTCTTTCGTTACAAAGGTTATTGAAAGCACCTTTTGATGCTTGTTTCTATGCTTCACATATGGGTTCTATTTACTTTATGAGAAATGCGTGGTGGAAAGCACCGACAGGAGAAAAAGTAGATAAAAGAAAGACTTATGAAGGGGCTATGATTTATGACCCTAGTAGTGAGAATACAAATGGATTACATCTTAATGTAGCCGCATTTGATTTTGCGGGTCTATATCCTAGTATGATGATTGCGAGAAATATCTCTTTTGAAACTAAATCCGTTGAGCCAACGGAGTTCGGTGTTAATATCCTAACACCGAGAGATTTTAGCCCTGTTACGAGAGAACATATGCTTTACTATAAAACAGATGAACTTGGATTGTTGCCGAGAGCAGTTCTTGAGTTGAAGAACTTAAGAAATGATTATAAGCGACTTATGCGAGAGGCTAGGGAATCGGGTAACGGAGAATACGCTAAGTGGTATAACAATCAAATGGCGGTAAAACGCCTTATGGCTTCATTTTACGGAATTGTAGCCTTTCAAGGGTTTGGTTGGGCTGATGTAGATTTAGCCGCTAGTATTACTGCTAGTGCTAGAGAAGCAATTAGATTAGCGGCATTCAAAGCAAAGGAGATGAAAGTATGAAATGTATAAAACCATTAAATCACAGCCCTCAATTTGAAGGAAAACATCACTGTAAGTTATGTGAAGCAGAAAGAATAATAAAAGAAATAACAGGTGAAGAAAATGAATAGCCACTTTAAGAGATGGATAAGAGAAGCAGTTGCAGAAAGAGAAGGCACAGGGGTATTTAACGCTCATATTATAATGGGCGATATTGTAGATACTAGAGGCACTTCTAATAGTATTGGAAGTGTTACTGCAATTGGTTGGTATCTATCTAGATTAGAAAATGTAATTAAAATCAAGGATGGAATATATGAGGTGAGAAGATGAAGACAAAATATGTGACAGTAAAAGTATCGTATGATACAGAAGAAACATGGGATATTACTGTTCAAGAAATAAAAGAAATATTCCAAATGATGAATAACTTAAAGCGTCATGCTATTATTTTAGAAGTTGAACAAGGTGTTAATAATGATGATGGACAGAACGAATGAGTTATTAGAAGAATTGCTGGCTATGATAGCAAGAAGTAATAAGATATTGATGATGGTAAATATCGTGAACATAGCAACCATTATAACAATAATTACGGTGGTAATATGAATAAAGAAATTAAAGAACTAAAAGAAGAGATTAAAAACCTGAAGCAAAGAATCACAGGTCTAGAAAAAGACCTTGATTATCAGATACATCAAAATAATAAAAATGATGTAGTGATGATGTGTATTCGTGAACTACAAGAAGAAGTGGCTAAAATGGCTAATCAGCCTGTCGGTATGCTCTTTTCATGGTTAAAGTGATTATATGGAAGTAGTATATGGACACACTGATTCAATTTATGTTCAAATTGATTCAGTAGAACAGGCCCAAGAATCTATTAAAGTGATTGAAGCCCATGTAAGAGAAGCATTTCCTAATGTAATGGGATTAGATGAACACCCCGTTTCTTTAGAGTTTGAAAAGTATTTTTCTTCTCTTGGTGTGGGTATCACTGCAAACAGAAACGCAGGTTTAGTTTCATGGGAAGATGGACATTGGCTTGATGAGCCGAAGTTCACTATGACGGGTTTTACTGCAAAGAGAGTAAGTGAAACCAAACTAGCAAAAGAAGTTCAACTTGATACATTAAAGATGTGGGTTGGACAAAAGACTCAAAAAGAAATTGTAAAGTTCTTACATGATAAACACCAATCAGTCATTACAGGACAAATGCCTATTTCTTCAATTATTAAAAGAAGTAGGTTAAGACAAAACCGATTCACTGTAAAATGCCCCGAATGTAACACTAAATATAACTTAAGAGATTGTATTAAGTTACCTCATGGCGTTTGTGAAAAATGTGCAACAGAAACAAAGCAATTTACTACTCTTGATGGAAAGAAGCCATCAATAGGTTCTGGAATTACAGGTATTTTATATGCTTGGGAGAAAACGGATGCTAATTTCGATGACTCTTATTTATTTATGAAAGTAACAAGAGTTAATGATACATATACGCATCCTTTAACGCAACAACAGCGAAAAGTTGAATACTTATCAGGCACAACCTACGAGGATTTTGATGGTTGTAATGCCGATTGGGAGCATTATTCTCAAGTGGTAATCAAGAAGGCCGACCCTATTTTCAAGGCTATGGGGTGGGATATATCGTCCATTAGAACGGGCGCAATACAAACAAGCCTTGAAGAATGGTGGTGAAACACATGAATGAAGAAATAAATAAAAATTATGAAGCAAGAATAAAGTCAATGCAGGATTTTACCTATGACTGGAATTGGGAAAACTTTGACGACCCATCTAAGCCTATTTTGAAGATTAGTAAATCTTCACTGGGTTCATTTAATTGGTGTCCAACGAAATATACCTTTAGTTATATTCAAAGACTATCGCAAGACCAAACAGAAGCCATGAGAAAGGGAACTATTTTACATAACTATCGTGAAGATTTCTTTAATGAGTTTGACTTGAAGAAAGCAGAAGGTATGAATAATAACGAAGTATTAGAATACTGCACTAGTTTAATGCCGGTTGATGATTATTTTGATATTTCCTTAACTGTTGCTTCATTTGAAGCACAGCGTTATATTGAGGCTAGAACAGAAGATAAAATAGATGAATACTTACCTATTGTAAATGAAGGTATATTTGACAGTGAGATTGTTATTCCTGTTGGCCCGTATAAAGGGGGAGCATGGAACAATTATGAAGAGTTTACGCTTAATAGACCTTATACAGTAAGGCTTCAAGGTATTATTGACCGCATTTTTATTGAGGATGGAAACTTAATTCCTTTTGAATATAAGACGGGTGGTTGGAAAGACTATAAGGCCACCTCTATGAGGCAAGAAATGGCTTTCTATCAACTAATGATAGAGAATTGCACAGAAGAAGTTCTCGCTAAACATGGTCTAAACAAGGATATGAAAGTAACTCACTGGGGTTGGTATTTTCCTGCCGCTAATCATGTGACAGTAGAGAAGATTAAGCCTCGCTCTATGTCTTCAGTTAAACTAAATATCGCTAAACTTATTAAGTCTTATGAACAAAAAGAGTTTAAGGCTAAGTTCTATTACAAGACTTGTTCACATTGTTCTTTCTTCGGTATTTGTCCTTCGGCACAAGAAGATACATGGTTGTGACATAATGAATGAATTAATTAAGAAAAAGGTATTAGGAAGAGATTGGACATTTAATGAAATATCTAATCTTAGTGAAACAGTAACTATTTTATCTAATGATATTTATAGTGAAATGACTTTGATTGAAAAATTTAAATTAGTCCATGATTTGAGAATAAAAGAAGAATATGTAGGAATGCACTTTGATGAACTACTTAAAGAAACAGTGATGATAGTCTTATCGGGTGAAGTAGCCCAGACAATTAGACAATTACTACAAGGTGCAACAATTAGTTTTGGAGGGAATAACAATGAAATATCCGAGGGAAGTATGGGCGGGAAGCCACATAAGAAACGCACCGCAGATGAAAAGAAAAGTAGTCTTAGCGAGGAATGATTATGCTGAGTTTGTTAATGCTCAAAACAATAGAACGAATGTATATACAACCGTATATGACTTTGAACATTTTTCGGAGAAAGCAAAGGTAGAATCTTCTGTTATTATAGATAGAGTTTTCTTAGATTTTGATGCACATAAAGATGACTTAGACTTAGCATGGCGTGATGTAAAAAAGGTGATGGAATTGGTTATAAATAGACAATATAAATATACTCTCTTCTTTTCAGGAAGAGGATTTCATTTGTTTTTGTTCGGTAAGAGAACACCGACCATGAGAAATGTTCAAACCTTTTTTAGAGAAATAAAACAGTATTTAGTTTCTAAGGTAGGTGAGAACAATTCATTGGATGAAAGAGTTGGACAGACCACTAGATTGAGAAGAGTTCCTAATACTGTAAATATGTCTTCTTCAGATTCTAACGGTAATCCTTATTATTGCATACCTTTAGTTGAAGAAGACCTTTCAAACGATATTGAAGGTATTCTTTCTTTAGCATCAAGTCCTCGCCATATCCTCTTCCAAAAAGGAGGAAAAAACGAGGTAGTGTTTCCCGATGCGCCCCCCATTGAAGCAGTTGGCGGTGAGATTTCAGTGCCAAAAACAATAGGAAAACTCCCAATGTTGCCTTGTTTGCATAATGCGGTAATGACGGAGAATCCTTCGCATATGTCAAGAGCATACCTAGTATCTTGGTATAGAGATTTAATTTCAGGCTATCGTGATATTAACACAAGTCAAGAAAAGATGAATGTTCTTGACTTAGTGGTTGAAGAATTAGAAAGAGTATTTGCTGATTCGGATTCTATTTGGTTAGACTGGGATAAGTTAGAAACAAAGAAACACGCTAGATTCACAGTGTTTAATAACTACAATACCCCTCATTGTGATAAACTCATAAGTGAAGGATATTGTGTAGGAAAGTGTTGGAGGTATCACGATGCTAATAATTGATTCAAGAGAAAAATCAAAACTGGCTAAACTAGTCATGCAGAAAGCAAAGGCTTTAAATATAAAACACGAACAGCGTTGGATTGAGATAGGTGACTATGTATTTGATGATGTTTGTTTTGAAGCAAAATCAGCAACTGACTTTTTAGGTTCAGTATTGTCTAAAAGAATGTGGACTCAATTAGATAATATGGATAGACATTATAAAACAAATATAGTTATTATTCACGGAGATATGCAAGAAGCAATTATGAATGTAATTGAAAATGCTCCATCTAAAATGCCTATTGGAACAAGAAGTATTATGTTAAATAATAAGTTTTTAGGAGCAATAGGACGCATTACTTTAGATACAGACATTAAACCTTTTTGGGTTCAGTCTGAAGAAGAAGCGGCGTTAATTATAACAGCAATATGTAAGATGAAACCAATAACAAGAGAAACAATAGAACCACAAGTATTTAAAAGAATAACAACAGATGATTTAAGAATAGATTTACTAAGCAGCGTCAAAGGCGTGTCAATCAAAAAAGCAAAATTACTAATAAAACAATACGGCTCAATTATGGAAATTGGAGAATGTTCAGCATTTGAACTTCAGGCAATTGAAGGAATAGGAGAAACCTTAGCCAAAAGAATAGTCTCTACATTAAACTCGGAAGAGAAGGTGAAAATATGAATAATGAATATGATGAAGAAGAATACATGGAAACATTTGAAACAAACGCAGGTGTCTTTAGTGAAGCATTACCGAGAGTCGTAAGAGATTTTCAAAAGTCAGCAGTAGAAGTATCACACTACAATGATATACCAGCAGGAGTAAGTTTTTTTACTATCTTAGGACAAATAGTAAAAGATTTTATTACTATTCCTAATGGTAGAAATCACGAAGATACTAGAATACATTTCTGTTGGGTTCAAACATCTGGAACAGGTAAATCAACTCTATGGAACTTTGTCGGGCCAGTTGCGAACAGAACATTTAAGAAGATAAATGAATTAAATACCCACCCTGCATATATGAATGCAGATAATGTGCCTATGGCTAGAACCTTTGATACCTTTGGAGTCACTGATTATACCGATTCAGTGCTTATTGGTGGGTTTGATAAAAATGTAGATGATGACGGAAAAATTGAATATGACAGAAGGCCGGGAGTTTTAGAAGGAAATGGACTTGCTCATTGGGATGAGTTTGAATACTCCGGTATCTTCAAACAAACACAACACAAAGAAAACTCAATTGTTTATCTAAATACTCTAATGAACTCATTAGCAGGAGAATCATGGATTATTTCAAAAGCATTAACTTCCTTTGGTGGGGAATTAATGCAGTGTTTTTGTGAGCGTTCAGTATTGGCTATGACTTACCCGCCTCCTAATCTAAATGATGTTATGGCGGAAAAGGGTGTTCTACAAAGAATGTTATTGTATGTTTGGGATGTTCCTGAGTTTATTCAGCATAAGATGAGATTAGAACAAATTGAGAAAGCGGGAACGGTTGAAGAAGTTAATGCCCCTATTGATAAATATGTAGAGGCTATGGTTAAAATATATAAACTTACCCAAGACAGGTTTAATGAGATGGGTAAAGACCCACTGAAAACAATGACTTATACTCCCGATTTCAACGATGTTCTAAGATTAGAATATGAAAACATGAGAGCGTATTTACATAACACTAGAAGTGATGTTGCGAAGATTGCGGGTAATTTTACCACCCGTTTGATGAAGATTCTGTATAAAATGTCTGTTCTTTGTAGTGTGGCTTCTGCTCAATCTATCAAAGATAAAGACCAAAGATTCATTGTTACGGGGCATAATGTCCGTCAAGCGGCTACGATTATCCGACAGTGTTATATGACATTGGTTGATTGGCTAGAACGAAGCCTACGGGCGAAGCGGCAAAGCATCGCTGAAAACTCCCTAGAGTCAGTCTTTTTAGATGTTTATGACAAAATGGATAAAGATGATGAAGGGTTCGTTAATAAAACTATTCTCCTAACAGAAGTTAGAAACAAGGCTAAAAAGTCAAGAGCACAAGCATACCGACATTACGATGTTATTAGGCATAAGTTTGAAGAACAGAAAGAAGCGGGTAACAAGACATATATTAGGTTGATAAAAGGTGATGAAGAATGAAATGGGAAAATACATATTTAGTGTTTGAAGTATCAAAAGGGCCAAAAGTAATTATTGACACTCTCAATACTTACGGTGATGATGGATGGGAATGTTGTTCTCAATTAATTGTTGCTGGTTCACAGATTGTTTGCTTTCTAAAGCGAAGAACAGATGTTGATGAAGCACCTAAAGAAGATAAAGAAGCCGCAAAAATTAGCAAACTTTGGTCTAACGGTGAGTAAGTTGTCAGTTCTAGCAATTGACCTTGAAACCAAGAATATGTCTTATGACATAGGCGGTTTCGGTAATACTCATATGTTTCAAGTATCTACGGTTGCCACATGGGATGGTTCTACTGGAACTGTTTATGTTGATGAACCAGTAGACAATTTTGCTAAATCAGGACATATAGTTAAAGCATTAAGTGAACTTAAATATGACTTAGACGAGCATTTTGAAAAAGGTGGTCGTTTATTGGGTCATAATATCAAAGCATTTGATTTACCTATTTTAAGAGACTCAATGGATATTTATTGCATAAATAAATACATCAAAGAAGAACAATACATTGATACATCAAGAGATTTATTGAAAGGGCATAAAGAAAGATTCCCTCTTAGTAATCTAGTTAAATGCACAATGAATGATGCTAAACTAATGGATAGTGCAGATGCACCTAAGTTATGGAAGATGGGTCAATATGATGCAGTAGTAGAATACTGCATGAAAGATACTCAATTAGTGTATGATTTATGGGAACATGGAATACAACACGGATTTGTAAAAGCCTTTTCTGTTGAAAAGGGAGAACATAAGGAACTGGAGGTGAATTGGTAATGACTGGCTGGGAATGGTTTGGATTATTTGTATTCGGCATCATCTTAATGCTTTTGTTCTTTGCTGCTTTTGGTGGAACTAGTATCACCGATGAAAGCGTTGAAGAATATATGAAGCGTTTGATGAACGAAAACAATAATTCAAAGTGATTATATGGGATTAAAACAAGTTTGTCCTTACTGTAAGGAACAAACACTCGCAAAAAGACTATTAGGCTTTTATGTGGGTTCAACCGAGCAAGTAAAATTGTGGGAATGTAGGACTTGCTTAGGCATTTGGTCTGAAAAAACAAATTGAGAGGGGCTTCGGCCTCTCTCTCTTTTTTTTGGTTTTTTAACCGTTTATAAAAAATTTGAATTTCGTTTATTTTGAATTTTGTTTCTGCAAATCAGGAAATTATACCTGTTGCTTCTAATGCAGCAATTAAATTTCTAAGTTCAGTTCTAGTCGTTGTTACTTCATCTTCTAACTGTTGCATGTATTGGTCTAATTGTGGCTCAAAACCGGGATTTGCTGTTGGGTCGGGTTGTGGCCGAAGAAATGCTCCTTGAAGAGAATTGGGCGCAGTTATCGCTTGTCTGCTAACAGGATTTACTCCGTATAAACCTAAAGTTGAGCCATCGTGGTTTAATTCGCCATTAATTTCTATATCAGTAGAAGTGCGAATACTCCCAACAGTAAGTAGTCCTTGAATACTTTGTCCTAATTGAGCAATAGTAGCAATACTAATAGTATTTGCTGCGCCAAAACTAGAATAAGCGGTGCTATATCCAACACCAAGAGAAGCGGTTGATGGGTCGCTCGCATCAGCAACCGCATCTATTAGCCTCCACCCTGCTAATTGATAATTATCTGTCAAGAAAATCTCTATATCATTAGTAGAATCAGCAACATACATTTGTAATACGCACCCATCATAAGTGCTTGCTTCTTTAAGCCTTAATTCAGTAATACCCAATGTGGAGAAGTAAGAAGAATGTTCGATACTAATACCGTTTCCCTGCCCTCCACCAAATAAATGACTGGCTGTTAATTTGGTTGTTTGGTGTCGTGAAGAATCAGTATTTCTTATAACAAAAGTGCCTAATGCTCTTTGGTCTGAACCCCCTGTTCCAGCCCCAGAACCACCACTTCTTCCTTCCACAAGAGCAATTGAATGCCAACCAACTGCTAAATCACCGGTTAAATCTTGATATTGGTTATATATTTTATATGCCTTTAAATCACCACCAACAACAAGAGATTGTGCGGCTGTAACTTGACCTGTTAATGCTAATGATGATTCCCCTTCTACTGCGGCAATTGCATCAGTATTAGTATAAGAAGAGGCAACAGCCCCAAAAGATAATTGTCCAGAACCATCGGTTTTAAGCACTTGATTACTTGAACCATCAGCAATAGGCCAGTTAAGTCCATCAAGAACTACTTTACCATTTCCATTTGGAGTGATATTAATATCAGCATTTGTAATAGTAGAAACAATATCAATACTATCTGCATCCCCTGTAATTCTACCTGATTCAGTATATGTAGTTCCTCCGCCATTATAAGCAATAGTCAACGAATTTTCATCCTTTGCAGTAGTAAAGTATTGAAACTCCATTGTTCCACTAGCACCTGTATATAATACTAAAACAATAGGAATATCACCGGCAGTTAATTCGGGAACTTTATTCACATCTGCAATAGTTTTTACAGCAAAGGCATTAGAAGCATTAACCACTACTAAAGAATAAGTGCTTCCAGCAGTATTTGTTCCTATTGCGATATTACTTCCAGCAGTAATAGCACCCATTAACTTTCCGTCTCTTACTACTCTTCCAGCAGTAATATTGATTGTTGATGCTGATGCAGCAGTAATGTTAAAATCGGAACTAGTTCTTACAGGATAACTACCTGAAGAATAAACACTTAATGCTTTAATAAGCCCCGTATGGGGAGCATCCGTTCCATCTGCTATTTGTGCGCTTACTGTCGTTCCTTGTCTGCTTATGTGATACGGGTTACTTACCATTTTATTCCACCTCTATATTAATAAAAATCTGCAATCTTTCAGTGCTACTGAAAGGGCCGACTCCTTCAAAATTAACTCTTTGTAAAAGATTAGGAGTTCCTGCTCCATCAAATATACCTGCTTCTCTAATTACTAATCCGGTAATATCGGAACCAAGCACTTCTAATTTAACTTGTAAATTATTTCCAGAAGACTGTTCAACTGCTTTTGATACAGTAATACCTGTTACGGCTACATCTAAACCAGTAGCCAATGGAGAAGTAGAGTTTCCACCTAATCCTATTTTATGCGTTCCTGCTGTAATTAAGGTTTTAAGTTGTGTTGTTAGTAGTTCTTTTGCTTTATCTGTTATCATAAATCTTCCTCCAATAGAACGGCGTGTGAAACCCCGCTTCCAAATCCAAGTGTAGTAGTTCCTATATTTAAAGTGCTTGCAAAACCGAGAGTTCCTCCCGTCGCAGTTCGTTTTCTTATAACTAAGTTGATTTCTTTTATTTTAATGTCTTCAAAGAAATCAAACGCATTTTCGTTTTCTATATAGTCCTTTCTTCTTATATAAGAATCTGTTTGTTTATTAGCCAATAATATCTCAGCAAATCTGTCTTCTATGCTTTTAGAATATTTTCCTAGAAGTAGGGTAGTCTGTCCAGAAATCTCATATTTCATTTCTAATACCATGTAAAGATTACGCTCAATGTTTTCTTGGTTAATAATAACTGAAACTATGTCGCCACTTGAAATCGTTTGAGCAAATCTAATATGTGTTTTTATCTCTAAATTAGTCGTTTCGGTATTATGTATTTTAAGCAACTCTCCTGCTCTCTTATCTACTTCAGTTTGAGTAGTTAATTTTTTATCAAAAACCTCTAGTGTCTTTTTACCTAATTCATTAATACTTCTAATATTCTTTCTTACTGATTTATTAGAACTACCATATAGAATAATCTCATTATAAAAATCAAACCCGCTATCTACTAACTCGTATTCTAAGATATTAGAATCATCAAATTCAAACTTTGACATTAAGGTTGAACTATTTTCTTCAACAACTGTAATCGTTCCCGCATTATCAAACATGGTTTTATCTTTTAAAGACAACAAATACTTAGCAAGAATATATAAAGAAGTTCCTTGAAAATCAGGAGTAGTATAAATAGGGTAAGAAGAAGGAACTAAAGAAAAAGGAACGCTGTTTTCCTTAAATAGTTCCTCAACCAATGCTTCTGATTCCTTAGAAATATCTAGATTTGTTCCAATCATGGCTCTTTGTGCATCTTCTGTTATATTACCATTAACTTTTAACTCAAATGTTTCGGAGCAAGAAACGACTCCCAAAAGTTTTTGCCCACCATCAAATCGCATAAAATGATGAGAAGGGGCTTCATACTGTTTTCCTAATTCAACACCACCTACTACATTATTTTCTCCATCACTAATACACATTTCTCCGGAAAAAGAGTTAGATGTTGTTGCAATAATGTTATCTAAATCCGAAACATCTCGGCAAACAACATTTGCATTAGCCCCTCTATCATCTACATCAACAACTAAATACATAGACTGAATACCTTCATTTGAATCAGTTAATGTTTCGGAGGCTCTATCGGCAACTGTGCCATTTGCATAACTAAAGTCTTTAACATCTGAATACATATTTTCCGAATGGGGCATTTTAGTATATTTTCGGGATAAATGATTGAATTTAATATTGGTAGGACTATTAGGCCAAAAACAAACAGAAGAAGGCTGCATAATTTTATACTTAGTATTGGCCACTAAAGCACTGTCTAAAATAAGATTAGAATAGTCCTTATCATCTGTTACTGAAGTAACCGTATCGTAATCATGAGATACAACATAAATAGGAACTGTTCCTGAAAGTAAATGCAAACTTTCTGTTTTAGCCCCGCTAGTAATGCTAGTTCCATCATCATCTGTTCCTACTAGTGGAACTAAATAACAACCAGTTAAATCTAAAAATTGTAAAAAGCCATATTTCCCTCTATGATGTATTTGATAAGACTGGTAAGTTTTATCTCTTACTGCTGCTCTAGTTGTCGGTGATGCAATATCCGAATCAGCACTGTTAATTTCAAACTTAAAACCAGCATAAGCACCTGATACAGCACCCAATTGATGATTAGAAGCAGTAAAAGTTCCTCCATCCTTGTAAAGCCCCCATTGTGCGCCATTGTATAGAGGGAATACTACATCTCTACCATCATCAATAAAATCTAAAGTTAAAGATTTTAATGCTTTTGTTTGTCCTGCCTCGGCAGTATTTATATTTCCTTCTACTCGGAAGCCTTTTAATACTTGAATTTTATGTGCAGATAAATTAGACATATTAGCAGGAAGTTGGGATTTCGCCTCTATTGTTCCTAAATCATATTGTTCAAAAAGGCTATGAAGATGATTTGAGGTGTGTGCTGATTTAGTAATAAAAGTCACGCTTCCTGTTCCTACCCCCGTTGCTGCGTATCGCAATACTACCGTAGTAGTAGAAGGTATTTCAGTAATATAATTAAATGCAGGAATACCAATAGCATTTGCAGCACCTCCTTTAATATAATCTCCGACTGATAATACGGTAGAATCTTGAACTGCTAATGATTGTGCTGAACCTACACCTGTATTTGTAGTGCAGTTTTGAGTTATTTCTTCTACTAAAAAGGAATAACTGTCATCATTAGTAAAAACAAGTGGGCCAATAGCCCCAACCTCTTCAGTATCAGAATATTTAAGTAAAGGCTCACCATAAACTCTATGCCAAGCATTATCTGGAAAGGTTGAATTTTTTCCAAAAATATGCCCTTTACTAAATAAAAGCATTTTAGAAGGATTATGTTTTCTAATATCTGCTGTGCCAGCCGTGTATGCAACAGAATTATCTTGCTTTCCTGCTGTTTTTCTTTTACCGGAAAGAGGTATATGATTCTTGCTAATTTTATACAAGCCCCCTGTGGGAAGACTATTATTGTCTGTTCCTGCTTTTCTTAATATGTAAATATCTGTTTCATGATTAGTAGGAGTAGTTTTAACTGTGGCCCATACCATATTATTTGTTATATCAACTAAATAATCTCCTTGAACTAAATTATCGGGAGTTTCATTAGAACTCCCTCCCACTAGTATTGTAGTTATGGTAGATTCTCTAACAGAAGCACTACTACCCGTTAAAGTGCTATAAGCCGCAATACTAACTTGATTACCAGCAGCATTTGATACCTTTTCTATATTATAACTCCAATAACTATCAATAGGGGATTGCAAGTAGTTTTCATCTAATTGTTCTGGGTCAATCGGATTATAGAAAAAATCAGTAACTAATTCAGTCAGTCGTATTACACTAAATCTTTTAAGAGCAGAAAGAGTTTTATTAGATGATATGATTGAACTATGTTCATACTGAGAATCTAAATAAGTTATTCTAGTAGTATTTCCTTTTAAAGACTCTTTTTCTACCCCACTGTCATATTTTATAGGTTTTTTAAGAGACAAAAGACCATACTTTTCAAGGTTTCTTTCAGCATTGTTCATTATGCTATCTTTTCTACTAGAAGAGTAAGGGCTGTTATCACAATTACTGAATAAAAATAATCTAGAAGCATTATAATGAACATTTTTTAATTTTTCTTCAACTTCCCAAGAAGTTGCTGAACTAATAATGCTAGTATTTAATTTTCTATATTGTAATAAAACATTACTAGCAGCATTTGGTAGTATTCTACCAAAACCAGTTGAGTAAATAACAGGCTTAAAGCCTCTCTTTTCTATGGGTAAAATTTTATTAGAAGTAGATGAACCTAATTTATTATAAGCAACTTTATTTCTTCCTTTATACGAGGAAGCGTAATAATTAAAATTACTTTTAGCACTAGTATAAATACTTCCTGCACCGAAAAACCCTCCTGTAAGTTTAGGAGGAAGTAATGAAAAATTTCCTTTTTCTAAATTAAATAATCTAAAAATTGATTCGCCAAATTTATCTGTATAAGAATCATAAGAAGATGAATCAAATGTTAAAAAATCTATCATATAACCATTATGTGGCCCTAATAAACCTATTGTTTTATTTCCGTGTAAATGTGCGCCATTAATTAAATGTAAATCATGGGTTAATTTACTAGACAATGTTTGTATAGGTTTTCCACTAGCCCATCCGTCTGTTAAAGGAGTATTTACTGTTAAATGAAATACACTTTGCATACTGCTTTCGGGCCTAGTAATTAATTCTTTAAAAAGCCCAACAAATTTTCCATCAATAAAAATAGGTGCAAGATAATCAACAGTAAATGTAGTTAAATCAGAATTATCAATAAGAAATAATCCCTCATTTATAGCCTCAGAACTACTAGTAGTTCCTATTGTAGTAAAGGTAGATTCTATGGTGTCTGCAAAATTATCATGACTTCTTCCTAATGTAAGAGGAATATATGGCGCTAATTTAACTATCTTAGTAGAACTATCTTCATTTACTGAAATAACTGTAAAATCTATCAATGTATTAACTGTTGAACTAGGTTCACCAAAAATATCATCCTTTAAAGCAAATACGCTATCTTTAAGATTTAAAGAATCGGTTCTAGAAATACTATAACCTATTGCCCTAGAATCTGTATTTTCAGAAGTTCCTACTAATAAAGTTCCTTCTGTTCCATCCGATTTTGCTAAAATAACTCCATCCTTAAATGAAAATCCTTTATCTGCGGCTGCTGATAAATCAGTAGAAGAGGTAATAGCATTATTAGAACTAAGAGATTTATTTAGCATTATTTGTTTATTAGATTCGCCATATACAGTTTCTGCCACTACTTTAATTCTAGTATTATCTACTAAAGTGCCGGTAGTAGCACTTGTAATAGCACCATCTAAAATACCCACAAGTCCAGTTGTTGTCCAAAGAGGAGTTTTATCAGCAATAGTGATAGCATGCCCAAAAGTAACCGCTTTAGCAAAACCGGTTCCAGTAGTAGTTATAGTGGTTGAGCCTCCACTATCTTTTGGTAAAATATAAAGAGGAAGATAAGGACTATCAGTTGAATAAATAATATCAGTAGAATGTAGCGCATCTTTATTTATAATAGGATTTACTAATTTATCAAAAGTATTTCTTCCTCCTATTGTAATCATTGAACTTCCATTTTCTATTCCTTTTGTTATTTTTTCTATTTTACCTGAAAATACTTCATAAAGGATAATAAAGTCGCCATCGGCATATTCTATTCCTTTATCTGTATCATAATGGTTATCTTTAAAATCAAGATAAAGTAATTTATAGGAATCATCAACACCCGCAGGGCTAGCCACAACAGATACTTCAGTGTTTTGATAAGCGTCGGAAACTAAAACTACTTTTAACTTATCGGTATTATTGTCTTCAAAATTAATAGTAGTTAAAATGTTATTTGATTTTTTACTATATGTTCTTCTATAAATTTTAGTTCCATTTGTAAGAGTAGTCATATCAAAAGTATTAGTAAACTCGCTTTCAGTTAAAAGACGACTATAATCTCCTAAAAATGAAAACTCAGCAGAAGCCCCTTCATAAATACCCACCCTGTCTCCTATTCTTATTTCTTCATCTTCGTTAAAATATACATCTATATCTTCACCATAAACAAACTTCTGAGTAGTATATTTATGTATGGAACTTTGGGTTAAAATATAAGAATCTATCTCACCGACTTGAATCCATTCATTCAAGTCTCCACGACCAATAGATTGCTTTACTCTATAATCTTGATTTGTTTTTAATTTAGTTCCTAGAATTCTATTATTATCTATTGCCTTAGTTTCTGCGTATCCTGTTTTTCCTTCAATAGATTCCTGAACAAAGGAAGATATAACATTATTCAACAAATTATTTTTCATTGGCGAGTCCTTATAATAAGTATAGCGAGTTGGCCCATTTAAAACTAAAGCCCCGTAATTATCATCACTGTCTCTTCTAGCATTTATAAAACAATCATTGTAATCATCATAATCAGTAAATGTTCCGCTTAATACAGAACTTTCATTACTTGTTGCAGTATCGGGGTCGTCTTTAATTTTAAGTTCATCTCTTAATTTAACCATGTAAGAGTATTTACTACTATCAATAATTCTGTTATTCATATCTCCTACTGTAATAAATGTAACTATATCTCCCGAAGTGGGTAAAGTAATTGATGAACCACTAGTGGCTTGTTCAAGTCTCATTTGATATTTAGTATTGTGGTTTAGTTCTCCTGTCTTATCTAATTT